GCTCTGCAACGATCTTCACGTCGTCGGCGTCCAGAAGCGTGACGTCCGGGCCGCTGTCCGTCATCACGTCTTTCACCAACAGCGCCGGGCCGAGAATCGGGCATCCATGAGCATCCATACCATACAGCCAGCTTGCGATGGGGTTGACGGGCAGCTCGTGGACGCTGCCACAGTCGTCAATGACGATGGCATAGGGAGCACGGAGCCGCGTGGGGTGAACGATCTCGATGACATCGCAGCCGATTTCCTTCTCACAGAAGTCAATGAAGTTCGAGCTGCCTGCGTCGATCTCGACAGCGTTGTTCATGTTGTCCAGCTTTACAGTAAACATGAAATCCTCCTCTCACCCGGATTACAGGCTCCGGGCAGGCCCTTTGGTCGCTTCGAGCAGAAGCCGCCATGCCTTGCGCTTGAGCATCTTCTCGGTCTCGATGCGCTTGTCCACGTCCTCAATACCTGCTGTTTCTTCGTCGATCAGGTAGTTCAAGGTGCGCTCGCACTCTTTGATGGTGTAGCGCCCGCGCTGGAGCCACCTGACGGCCAGCTTCATGCTATCGACGACTGTCACTCCACACCACCTCCGGCGGGCTGTACGGGGCATCCTACGGCCTCACAGAGGGCTTCTTGAATATCCCTGTCTCTGCTGCTCACGCAGAGGCCGCGACCGAGCTCCGGTATGTCCTGCATGGCACGCTCCACGTCCTCCGGGTCGCTGCTCAGATAGTCCATGCCGCCGAAGTCGATGTGATAGCGGTTTGCGCAGTTGCCGGAAAGCCAGCAGTCCGGGTGGAGTTGAAGGAGACCAAGACGGCCTTCATCATCCAGAAGGTGATGCAGACCGGCAAATGGATAGACCCTCCGCTGGACGACGTGTTCCGGGACACGGACAAGTGCATCGTGAAGAAGGGCGGCAGCAAGCACGCCTTGACCTTCTGGGACGGCGGCTTTTGCCTCTACCCATTCCGGGCGGGCGTCCCCTTCGCCTTCGACCTCGTGAAAGGAGCGAAACAATGAAGTGCTGCACCATCGTGAACATCGTGGACGCCGATGTCTGCACCGTCAGCCTGTCCGCCCTCAATCGCTACCTGCGCAAGTATGAGAAGCAGGCCCGCGAGCTGCTCAAGCGCACCAAGATGAAGCACGTCCTCTACGGCATCATGCACGATGCCGGGAGCGACAACGCAAGCTGCCACGTGTTGAAGCTGCGGCCCTGCACGGACGAGTACCTGCGCAGGTGCTTCCCGGCTTCCAACACCAGCAAGACGCCGCTGACAGTCTCCCGAAAATAACAGATTATTTCATTTTGCTAATAGACAAAATAGAATAAACGTGGTAAAATATCAAGGAGAGGAGGCATCCGCGTGGATGAGTTCTACAAGGACTACGAGCTGGATGACGCAGAGGTCGTCAATGCGATTCGCAAGGCTGCGGACGACTACGAGAAGGGCGAGAAGCTGGTAGCCGCCAACACGCTCGAAGCGATCAGCCATGCAATCAGGGAGTACATCGACGACGAGCCGCTGGTTCACGATCAGCACTTGGATGTCATGGCTGCGTTGTATGGACTGACTCGCGAGCCGGGAGAGACCAATCGGCAGCTCAAGCACAGGATTCTCGATTTCATCAACTCAAGACCATAGTCAGCAAAAGATTGAAGAATGGAGTGATATAGATGCTTCACAGGCTCGATGTTATTCTCGGTGATGGGAAGCGTCGCCGGGCAAACTATGATACCGACAACCCGCAGATCATCGAAATCTCGAAGTGCCCTTTCGGGCCGAAGGACGTCATGCTGCAGGGCGCGTTCTGCATCACCACGAACCCGGAACTCAAGGCCATTCTGGTCGAGAATGGGTTTGAGACGCAGCGGCCCTTCAAGTCCAACAACTACTGCGTCCGCATGGACGACGCGATGCACGAGCGGATTTTCGAGATCGCGCAGGACTGTGGCAAGAAGGAAGCCGCCGTCATCCGCATCGCCGTCCAGTATTGGCTCGACAACGGAGCGCCGATGGCGTAGCGCCATCGCCGTCGTCAAGCGCAGGGAGCGCCTGCTGAGATCGCTTGGCACGCATGGCGGCACGATCTACGAGAAGCACAGGGAAAAGGTCGCAGGTTCGAGCGGGTACATGCGGGATGGAAACGTGTCGCATTATGCCGCCATCACGCCGACCGGCAAGAAGATCAAGACGCGGAGAAGGAAGCAATACTGGCGCACGTTCTGGCCTTTAGCGAGAGACAGGCGCAACATGGCCGACGCCGTGACAAAGGAGGAATATGCCGATGAATAACCCCTTCATCGACAAGGACGGTTTGAAGGACGAGCTGATCATCAAGGCGCTTCACAGGGCAGCGAACGATTTTGCGAACGGTGAGCTGTCGGAGGTTCAGGACGTTCTCAACGACATCGCATGGGCGATTCAGGAGTTCAACAATCGCTGCGAAGAAGCCGGAGGGTGCGTCTGACGCCGCGCCCAAAAATAAAGCGAGCGCCCCACGGTCGCAGGGAAGCAACCGTGGGGCGCTTTGTCAGGCCTTCTTGGCATCCAACCGTTTGAAGGTGACCTCGTAGGCTCCGTAGGCGGTAATCGCGGCCACGAGGGCGTTGACGGCGGTGAGAAGTGCTGTATCAACCGTCAGGCCGGTGGTGAACGCAGTACCGAGCAGCATGAAAATCAGGGCCACGATGTATACGAATAACCGGGTGGGAATCTTCCAAACCTTGTCAAGCTGAATCTTGGCGAACTGTACCACAAGCAAAGTGACCGCAGCGGCACCGGCGATGGTGGCAAGATAAGCCCAAGTAAGCGGCTCGCCGGGCGTCACGGGTTCGGGGTCGCTGATCGCAACAGGCTCCGGGTCGGAGACGTAGGTGGTGGTCACCGCCGCCTCCACGTCCGGGCCGTCATCGACGATGGGGGCGTCAAGCGCTTCGATGCGATCATCCTCACCGTTGTCAGTCGCCAGCGCGGTGACGGTGAAGATCGCCAGCAGCAGGAGCGCCGCCAGCAGGCACGCGAAAATCTTCTTCATGGGTAGCTCCTTTCTAAGGCTGACGGCGGGGGGTCATTCACCCGCCGTCCTGTTGTGGTCGGGGTCGTGGGAGAGGAACCCGCCGCTTGATTTGATCTTGGGGTACGACGCAACGATGTAGTCCATCGCCGCCTTGCCGCGATTGTTCTTGAACTGCGGATGGGTTTCACAGTATCGCTCATAGGCGTCGATGTCGTCCAAGATGTCCTCGAAGTGGCTCTCGCTGTGGTGGCGGTGATCGCACATTTCGTCGTAGAAACGGAGTATGCGATACCGCTGGTTCCTCGCCTTTTCATCTTCATCCTCGCGGATGTGCGCGTCTAACGTGGATTGCATCTTAACCATGTCCTTCTTGGCGGTGTCCTGAGATTCCTTGATGCTCTGCTCGGTCTTTTTCCTGTTGGAAATGATGGTCGGGATGATGCCGACCAGCGCGACCAAGATCGGGACGCAGGCTGTCAGGATTTTGACGAGTGCGTCCACGTCATTCACCTCCAAGGAACCAAGCAAGAGACTTGCCCGTCCCGGTGATCAGATTTTTATCCACGTCCGTCTTGATACCGTCGATCTTGCCATGCTCTGTGTACTGCCACATGTCGCACTCGAAGTCGGGCTTCTTGCCGTTCGGCTCTCCGATGTCGGTTCCGGCGTAGCGCGGAATCCACACAAAGTCGAACAGGCTGCGCAGCTCATCGAACCTGTACTCCTTGTAGCGGTGGTGTGCGATGTAGGCACCGACGCGCTTGATGCCGAGGTCGCGCAAGGTCTTGACGAAGGCTCTCACGCCGTCCTGCGTGATGCAGGTCTGCTCCATGTCAATGCAGTAGAACAGGGGGGAGAACTCGCTGGCGTACTTGACCATCTTGATCGCCTCGTCCTCGCCCTTCGCAGCGTCACGCGCATAGGAGTAGCAGAACACACCGAATGGGATGTTCCGGGCCTTCATGGCGGTGGCGTACTCGATGAAGCGCGTGTCCAGATCGGAGCCGATGGAGGCACGCGGAATCACGAGGCTGACGCGGGGTTTGAGGGCGTCGAAGTCGATGGCACCCTTGTGGTAGCTGATGTCGATGATCTCTTTGCCGGTGGTGCTGTCGGCATCACCGGCTCGATCAAAAGGGTCGGCAGTGCCCTCCTTGTCTTCCGGCCAGAAGATGAACGCCTGCTTGAGGCACGACTTGAACTTGTCCTTCTTCTGCTTGCGCGGATGGGAGGACTTGTTCGGGTCGTTGGCGTAGATGTAGCCGCTGTCATCAAAGCCGATGGCCGTGATGAAGTGACCGCCAGACGTCCAGAAGTGGTTGTCGTTGGAGTTCATGGAGCAGACGGCCAACGCGCCCTGCGCCAGTGCGGCGATCAGGGTCTCGACGCTGCTGGTCTGGATGAACTTCTTGAAGCCCGTGTACTTCTTGAACACGAACTTGTAGAAGTCCCACGAGGTTCCGTTGCTGTAGGTGCGGTAGCCATTGGCGACGGACAGTTCGCACATCTCCACGGGCGTGATCTTGGGGTCGATGAACGTCGCCATGATCATAGCCATCGAGGAGGGGCCGCAGCCGGAGTTGCCGATGGTCTGGCTGGAAGTGTGGGTCGAATACTTCTTGTTCTTCCACTTGCTGTCCCACTGCAAGTAGTGAACGCAGTTGTTCAGCGTCTTGCCGCCGCTGGTGGTCTGGCCCGCGCTGGTGCTGCCGGAGCCGCTGGACGCGGAGCCGATCAGCGCCGCCCACGTCTTGGGGCCGCACACACCGTCAGCGGACAGGCCGTTCGCGGACTGGAAGGCGGCGACGGCCTTCTTGGACTTGGAGCCGACGATTCCGTCAACGGTCAGACCGCCGAGGAGAATCTGCAGG